GCATAGAGCTATCTGAGTTCCAGCAAATGCGCCGACGCTTACCACTGTCAAGGGCAGCCTTGAGAATGTTCAGAGCCAAGTCATCTTGGAATACCGAATCGCAATCGTCAAACACTAGGACATTCTTTGGATCAGAGTACTTGTAGAGAGTGCAGTAGAGTCCAATTGGAGTCATTGCACCCTTGACAATTTCAAAGCGTACACGCTTGCCTGCAATCTTGTCAAACATTGCAGCTTTTTCCAGCTGGGTCTCAACACCAAACGACTTACCAACTCCCGGAGGACCTGACACGATCATTGCGCGGATATCACCGTTGATACATGCTTTGGACATGTCATCAAGGATTTGAAAACGGGTAGCAATGCGGTCCATTGCCTCTTGTTCAGTCTCGACCGCAGGGGTCTTTAGTGCTTTAAATTCTACAGCTTGCGCCATTACAGGTTCTCCATCAAGATATTCTACATTCTTAACATTATTTACTTTAACTTTCACTACACTAATAGCGATTGGAAATTGCCCATCGTTTTTAACAGTGATGTAAGCACCTTTCTTGCCTTGATGGAAATCCTTGACAAGAGTGAATTTCGTATTTACCACGGGAAGATTGCGATACTCGCCGTATTTGACTAGAACTTGTGCCACTTGTTACTCCGTTTTCTCAGTGTATGTGTATATTATATACCCAAACCTAATTATTGTCAACCTGAGAGTGATGCATCGTAGTCTTGGAACTGCTCTTCACCGTCGGGGGACAAGTCAGGGGGATCCAAATCCATACGGACCTGATCTACCCAATTCAAGGGTACACCAAGCCGGCTTGCGATCACCGTTGGAAACAATCCTTCTTCGAGGAGTTCTTGAATTTCTGTATAAAGATTGCTCATTGCGCTCATCTGTAACTCCGTTTTTTCAGCGTATAAGTCTATTATACGCCCGTGACCATTTATTGTCAAATAAAGGAATTTACTTAAGCTTACGAATGCGATCCAACACCCCGTCAGCTAAATCGGTATTAGTGACCAAATCCATGATAGCCAATTCCTTGAGAGTCAAATTGGTGATCAAAGGCCTTAGAATTTCTAGGGCGTAGACCAAATCATCATTATCTGAGGCGTCTAACCATGCCTGTAGCCCTTGAGGATCTAGGTCAATCAAAAAGTCTAGGTTATCAAAATCATCTTGGGAAAGGTTATCGTCGTACATATTAGGTCCTTTTTTCAGTTGAGTTAATAAGTATACACGGCTTGGGAATTATTGTCAATGTACTGTGTTCTCTACACGACAAGTCAGTACCCAATCCTCAAACTTGGTATGCTTAGTTACAAACACACCCTGTGCCACAGCCTTATTCACAAAATGTTGTAGGAGTTTGTTATACAATTCATCACTAATTGTTTCACGATCCAATTCAATATTCATAAGTATTCCTTAAAAATTTAATATTAGTTTTATACAATATTATTCTTACCGACCCACATATAAGCTACTTCTTCAAAGTCAAAAATTTGACCTTTTTGTCTATAACGATTCTCACACGGGCCACAAACAGTTTGATATACAATAGCTCGTTCTCCATAACGATCCAAACCCTTGGTCATAATATGATGAGTATGGACAAAGTCGTTTACTTCATGTCCACAACTTAGTACAATTTTACTCATGTTTGACAAATCCAGTAGCTATTTTTAATCCAAGGACCTGTACTAGTACGATACCATTCTGACAAGAGAACTCGTTGTTGACCCAATGGGCAATATTTATCTTTGGTTAATACCATGCTCATTGAGGGCAAGCAGTTCAATGTCAAGACCAGTGCAATAATTGTTTTCATTATTTAATTTCCACTACTAAATTTCAATCACTCGGTGATCAGATCCACGGCTGTACTTGAATTTATCATTTTCGTCGCTCATCCTACATCCTCATGGTGATTACTAGGATATTTACTACTAGCCATCCTTACCAGCAGTAGACTAATAGCAAGTATAAGGGTTGCTCCAGCCAATGTCAAGATGTTTATCATGTGTTCATCACCGATAGCCACCAAATCTACCATATGTCTGGTTAGTGCTGTAATAGCAATATAAATTAGAAAACGCACTGGCATATGGTTGGTTTTGAAATAGATCCCCACCATGGCCCCAATTTCTAAATAGATAAACAGCAGCAGTAGATCATTAATATTAGCACGGCTTTGACCAAACATTTCAAGAAAGCTTGTGCCTGCTGCCCAAACTGTGGCAGCACCTATACCAAACAGAGCAAGTCGGTGGAATATACCAACTAGGGCATTACCAATGTTGTCAATGTTGTTTAATTGTTTATTCATCTGTACAGTCAGTCTGATTCAATTCAAAATGATCTAACAAATCGCCGGGTTCAGCCCAAAGACTATTTTTTACCTGTTCATCACAATATCTAATGACCACTTCGCATAAGATGCGTAGTTGATAATCAGTTATGTCTCGGGGCAAGTCAATACCAGTGTCATGTATATGTTGGATTAGTTCGTTCATAATTTTATCTACAATACTCGTAGTGTAGCACAATAATTATAATAATCCAACCCCAAATAGCGATTATACGGTCAAATTGATTACTGTCCATTACCTTTCCATTAAGTCATTAACAAAATTTAATAACAATCGATGATGCCGAAATTCATGCCAATACTGTTTTAAATAGGGTTGGCGATACCATGACAATGATGCTTCTGGATGACAGCCAATCAAGCCAATTCGATTTTGCATAATAGCCATTGGATCCCCGTTGGCATAAGTAGCAATAGTTTTCTGTTTATGCGGTTTGCATACAAAAGCACAACCATCATAAAAATACATATTTTCTTTATCATCGTTCCACGTCACCTCAGCTACTGTAGCATAACTGCGTTTGATTTCGGTATCGCGGCGTTTGATATATTGTACGACCTTTATACCATCTAAAATATCAAAGTAGTAATGCCCTGCCCAATAAGCTCCCATACAAATACCAAGGTATCTACCTCCCTTGGCGAGATATTCTTTTACTATATCTACCTTATCTTCAAGTAATTCTTCAAATGAACCACTATTACCTATACCACCTGGAAAGGCAATAACATCGACCTTTTTAAGTATTTTTGCGGAAAGATCGTGTTTAGTAAAAATACGCAGGTCATAGTATTCGGATAGTGCCTCATATATGCCAGCACAACATATAACCGAACATTCTGGATCATTGAGGAATAATGCTATCCTAGGTTTCATCAATAATTTCAGTTAATCGGAGCCGTAGGCTGTGTAAACGAACTATAAGTCAATGGGACAGTAGATACCTTAGATGGATCAAACTCCTCACTGATATAATAATCAATCAAACGGCGTTGGATCATCGTGATAAGATCGCCGTGATCATCTGGAATGATGAATCGCACAGGACACTTACCCCAAGTACACAACTTGCGGAACTCTGCGAACCAAGCTCGGTGTTGTGGATCAGTGGCTTCAAACGCCACCCACGGTCGGCCAATAAATGCCAATCTACTCATTATATTTCCTTTTAAATCAAATCAATTTGAATTTGCTTACCGCGGATTGTAGTACCAAGCCCTACAATGGATTTTGTAGATTGGCGCTCAGAAACCAACATTTCAAGGGCTTCATAACACAGTGATCGGGCATTGGTCGTAGCAAACATTTCGGACATTTGCTTGACCGTCATATAAAGCCCAACGTCATTTTCAGAGCCATCGCCCTTGAAAATCACACGGAATTTTTGAGAGTTTTTCAGACCGTTGATGATAGTTGGTGTACGCATTTTGAACTCCGTTGTTTAACTGTCTAAGATTCTATTATACAGGGAACCTGATTTATTGTCAACCTTTGGTAATGTTGTTTTTACGCAACAACTTCCACTTTATCCATACAAATTGCCTGCAACATACAAAAAGCATCATAATACTCGGTATCCGTCAAATCAATGGACCGTTGTCTAGGTGTTCCGAACCCAACTTCCAGTTGATAGTGATAGTCGGCCATTCTCCAAAGAATGGCTGAGTCACCGTTTTCAATGTAACCTTTAGCAATAAACTGTGTCATTTTGTGACCTTTTGTTGATTCAATACAAGTATTATAGATCCAAAACCATTTATTGTCAACTTTTACATTGACCAATAGGCTTCACTAGCAGGATTGCAACACCAAGGAGTATCCTCGGGAATTTCAATGTTTTGACCAGTCATCAGGTTCTTGACAACCTTAGTACCAACCGGGCCATACTTGAGTTCAAACCAAGATTCCTCAACATAGTTGTAAACAAATTTGCCTGCGTTACGGTTAGCGCAAGTAGCACTGCGTTTGGCTCCTGCGGCAGTTTTAAAGTAACGCTTGTCTTGATTTGGAAACTCGGTATTAAAAACAACAAACATTTCAGACTCCTTTAATCAATCTATATGTATATTGTACGCCCAAAACCATTTATTGTCAAGCAACAAAATCGTAGGCAAATTCTTCGCCACACTTGCTGATGCGGACCTTGTTGACTCCACCGAAGTTGTCACAAAGTGTGTGGAAAATACAACGGGCAGTTTCTTCGGCACAGTTTACGAACAATGTGCCATAACTGAAATCTACCAATTCTGTTGAGCCTAGTATTGGTTTAATAGTATTGATGACTGTAGCTTCAAATTCCATTTGTTTCTCCGTTTTCTCAGTGTATAATTTCATTATACGCCCATGCCCATTTATTGTCAACTTTCTAAGGTGTAGTGAAATTACAACACTTCCCAACCAAATATTTGAAAATAATTCAAATCATCCAAACGTTTTACTTTAGTGTAACCCAATATTTCTAATTTATTGAAACTAAAAGTTTTATCCCATAAGTGTTGTAAAGGATTGTTATGTTCAATTTCTATTTTATAGGCTTGATTATAATTATCTTTCAACCAATATTCTATACACTTTACTCTTTTAGTTTTACGAGATAGTGATTTAATTGGGGTTAAAATGTAACTATTCTTACCAGGCTTATTAGCAGCAGGATTAAACCCTTCGGTATCTGTAGTAAACTCTCTTTTTATTTCATCTAATTTAATATCGTAATCATAAAAATAAGGCAATTTAGTTACTAATGGAACAGTATTCTCTACAAATTTATTACCTTCACCATTGATATAAGTTTTTAAATCTTCTCTAAATGCCGTTAGTTTAATTCCTTTAAGCGCCCACATTAAGATTTGTTGACTATAATACTTTCTAATTGTGCTAGCGATTTCTCGGTCATTATCATTTAAATTTTCAAAAATAGTTGAATCAAGAATATTTTTAAATGAAAATGATTTTGCAAGTAATGAAATATTTTCACTCAATAATCTTTTATGAGCTACACTCAACACCAATAAATCTTCAGCAGCCTCAATAATTTGATATGTTTTAACATATTTACCATCATGATAACCAGTTGTTGCTTTTATAATGTCATTGAGATTAATAGGAGATGTATTGGGATAATGTAATGTACTGTTATTGTTGATAGCAAGACCCTGTATTGGTATTGTACCTTGCAAAGAACCAATTTGACAGGTAGTGAGTGATGGAATTGCTTGATTCCACATTGTGTTTTGATTATAATGCTTCATAATTATCCTATTTGAATATCTTCCATGCCGGCTGCTCTTAGCCTAACTACATGACCTAACATAAAGTTTTTAGAGTCTAACGCCTTCATGATTCCTAACCAACGATTTCTTAGTAGGGCAACTTCGTTAATGATAGTTTCAAAATCAATAACTTCATCTTCGCCATCAACGTATTTCTCGGCATCGCGGCTAGTCAATGCTCTATTATACGCTTCTAGATATTTTTGAAAATGTTTTCGGCGAATTTTCCGTAATTGAATATTAAGATAGTTTAACACGGCCTCAATTTCTTGAAGCTGGTTAAATCTATGTTCAGTAATGCCGGGAAGTGCGGCAATGTTTTTTTCAACATTGCCGTATATCTTCACTTCATTTTTTGCTGTAGCTAGTTCAAATTCATAGTGCGTAATAAAATCAGGTATAACAGATAAATCTTGTGCGATTCTTGTGTACCAATTTGCCATTTAATCCCAATCGTCAGTGTCTGCGTCTTCTATGTCATCAACATCAAAATCGTCATCGCCGTATTGATCAACCCATCCTTTAATTGCTCGGGTCATTTCAGAATCACCTTGAAAATGTTCTAAAATTTCATTTGGTTGAAAATCATTGTCAATTAAAAAATCAATTAATGTTTCTGCGGCATATTTACGTTCATTTAAATCAATGTGTGTACTCAATGCATCCCAAACGGATGAAATAATATCTAGACTCATTCTGCATTTTCCTCCTCAGGTAATACATTACTTATCTTACGATTTGTTTTTTGGCTATATTCAGTCATTACTTTATCCAAACAACCATCTGTATTTGCTTCCCATGCTTTACGAAACTTCTTAATGATTTCACCATCAAGGGTAGTGTAAACAAGACTATTACCTTCTTTCTTAACAAGTTCAGCTTTTTCAATCATATCAAGTAGACCTGAATAGGGGCTCATTCCTGTTTCGTATGGGATTTTAACTTGTACACTTTCAAAAGGTTTGGCATAACGAGTTTTCATAATCTTACATGCCGACCGAATACCACGTACTTCTGAAATCTTATTACCATCCTCATCCTCTTTGAGTTTGAGTTTTTTCATTGCAACTACAATTGAACTGGCATAAACAAAACCTTGACCACCTGAAATTTTATCATCGGGATCAAACATATCCTGACTTGCGTATGTGTGATTAGTAGCAACCAAGCCAATGCCTAAACTACCAAACATATTAACACAGTTACGAACAAGTGCGGTTAGTGCTTTAGGCTTGCGACCCATGTCACCTTTCATATCACCTGCTTCAAACTGATTAACATCAGTAGGTGTCAACAACATACCCAATGAATCAACGATGAACAATACCTTTGGTCGTTCTGACTCTGGCATTGCTTTATAATCTTTGACAAACATAGAAATAGTTTTACCCACTTCGTCAATCATTGCCATGTTAAGTTTCAACAGCTTGCTTTCGTCAGTTGATACACCCAATGCGTGTAGCCATGCTTCATCCAATGCATTCTCTGAATCAATTAAGACTACAAAGATGCCTTGTTCTTGTGCATGGCGTACTAGGTTTCCTGAGCAGATGAATGATTTTCCTGCTCCTGATTCTCCGGCAAAGACAGTAACTTTACCAAGAGGTACGCCTTTATTAAAATCACCGCTAATGAGGTAGTTGAGAGCATAATTTCCTGTTGAGATCCAATCAGTAGGGTCGTTAAATCCAATTGATAGACCGTCGATACTTTTTGTTATTTCCTTACGGAATTTGCCTACATCAAATGGTTTCGTCATCTTAACTGTCCAAATCCATTGTATTCCATTCTTTAACTACATCAAGAACTTCCTCTTCTGAATTACATACAATCTTACAGTGTGTCCAATCACTTTCATCATTACGACCACCTACTTCAACCATCCAACCATTGTCATAACGATTGATAGTGATTGATTCATTTACTTTATCTAATTTGCTTAATTTTGACATAATAGTTTTCCTTATTATCTGTTTAATCCAACATTATATACACTAAATGGTTGATTATCAAGTATCTCGGGACATTGATCAGCCATACGGTCAATTTCATAATCGCTAGGAAAGTGCCTAAGTGCTGTTCTAGCCTTATCTCTGACCAAACTAGGAACACGAGGAGTACGACCCGGATCACATAGTTCTTCTAATAGTTTTTTACCCTGCTTTAAGGCACGATATCTTTCGTCTGGTAATGTCATGTTATTCTCCTGTATAGGGAGGGTATATACCCTCCCTTCTCTACTTAAGCAGGCTTATTCTGACGGGCACGAATCATTGCTAGAATGTCTTGTGCCTTATCACCAGCTGGCGCTTTAGGAATTGAGATAGGCTCAGCCGAAGCAACAGACTCATCATCTTCAATTGCTTCTACAGGTTTATAATCAACCTTAGCCTCAGTAGCAACTGCTTGATTACCATTACCTGCAGGTGCTTCTAGTCCATATGGACGATAGTATGATCCCCAACGATCATTGTCGTATGGTTGACCATCTACTGAAGCATCAAACATTTCTTTGATGATACGCAACTCAGCTTCATTTGGCTTTTTAGGCAAGAACTCAGTAAGATTAAAAAGACCATGTGCTTCAATAGCATCTTGCTCAGCCTGCGTCAATGCGCTTTCTTTACGTGCCCAATTACTAGTTGAGTAGTCAGCATAGCCACCTTTACTGGCTTTCTTGATGTTAAAATCAAGACCGCGCATATAATCAGTAGGCAATTCTTCCATTTCAGGATCCATCAAACTAGATTTGATGATGGTAAAGATTTGTGGGCTAATGACAAACCGACGAATAGGATTCGTTGGAACCTTGTCATCACCAATTGGGTTTTGACGTACAAACCCTTGAAACAAGTAGCTACGTTTTTTCCAATACTTGTTAGCCATTTCTTTAAGAGTCTCATCCTTATACCATGGACGAATCTCTGCTAGAATAGGGCAACTGTCACCGTACATTTCTAGACATGGTACTTGAACTTCAACACGTTTAGAATCAGTACTACCTTTTACACCATTGAAGGCAAGTTTAATAATTTGACGTTCTACCCAAAAGAACGTATTTGAAGGATTCGCATCTGGTAGGAAACGAACGGTAGCGGTCGTACCTTCTTCCATATTCCAATGAGCGTAGATTGAGTTATCAGATTGAGCGCCAGGGGTGCGCTGTGCTTTTGTGTCTTGCGCTGCAATACGAGCGCGGATTTCTGCGAGTGATGCCATGATATTTTCCTTAAAATTGAGATGGTCTCTGTTTAATATTCGTCACTCACCATGAGTGACTAACGATTCGTAAGTATAAACTACTTACAGCGATTCGTCAAGTATATTTATCCCATATATGGGAAACCGCACTTTTTTGTGCGGTTTTTTAGAAGTTTATTTACCCAATAATCGTTTGATAGTATCTAAGTCTTCTTGACCTTCAAATTTTGAAGTAACAGAATCAATTGCTTGACCAATTGATCCCATAATACTATCATCTTCCCCTTCAGACATTACTTGGTCAATTATTTTCTTACCACCGTATACTGCGGCTAATAGTAGACCCAACGGTATCGCATATTTAGCAGCAGCCATTCCCAATTCACCAATAGTTTTGCCATCAACTGCATTACCAAGAATAGTAGTTAATGCGCTTGCTGCGGATGTTGCATCAGTATAAACTTTATTCAGTCCTTGAGGAATTGATTTACCAATCTCATCTGCTATTGAATATATACCGGCACCTAAACCAACTTTACCTGCATTTTGGGCTGTTGACTGTGCTGCTGATTTACCAAGTTCTATAGTGCCTTTACCAATTCCAGTCGCTGCTTTTCCAGCCACTTCAGCACCGGCTTTTCCTGCGGTAGATGCCATACGGCCTAATGCAGGACCTGCACGAGATAATAATGGTAATAATGCTCTTGCGCCGGCTGCTAATGCAGGTGCAAGAAAGGCAAACTCATTAAGTTGGTCTTCAGATAATTTATTGTCATCGGCTGAATCTCTTCCCATCATTTGTCCTGCGGTTCCTCCTGCAGCACCACCTAAAACTCCACCAAGTGCGGCTCCTGCTGGACCGCCGGCTAATGCTCCCAAAGCTGATCCAGCTAATGCGCCGCTGGCTCCGCCTAGTGTGCCACCTGCTAATTCTCCTGCTACACCTTCGCCCAATAATCGTTTGATAGTATCTAGGTCTTCTTGACCTTCTCTAATACTTTCACCACCAACCAATTTTCCTACAGCGCCTTGTGGACCAACCTTTTCATATGGGCCCAATTGTCCTACACGCTTTTGGTTAGCATCAAGGTCTTCCGCCACCTCTGAATGAACAAATGGGCGTAATCTATCTGATCTTGACGGATGTCTTAATTGACGAAGAGCTTTTGCTTCTATTTGTCGAATTCTTTCTCTGGATAATCCAAGCTCTGCCGACACCTTGTCGAGTGTTAGATTATCCCAAAATCTAAGTTCAAGAACACGTTTAGCAGTATCGGATAAATCTGACATACCTTTAGCAATAGCACGTTTTAAATCTTCTTTGTCGAAATCCATTTCATATGGTTCGTCGTGCTCAGGCCCGTACCTATCAGCATTGTGTACAGGGTCATCAGGATCCAATATTGGCATTTTATTATAAGATCCTTTATACGTTGTACCATCAGGGTTATATCTAGATATTTGTTGATTTGGATGGGCCTCCGCCACACCTTTATGGTCAGTCTTGTCTACTGACATTATTTTATTAGTGCCGTCACCCATATAT